GTAGTTATGTGTGGTTTTCTCAATTAGGATTTCCACACATAACTTTAGAGTTTCCATACAAAAGGCAAAGTCCTGTTACTAAAAGATTAAAGACCTATAAAAATATAAAACAGGTATGGGAAGAAATTGAATTGTTGGTAGAAAATTGGCAAGATAGTCATTTTACATTAGGAAGAAATTTGTACTTCCACTTGCCATTATTCATGAATCCTAAATGGATAATCAATGATGACGATTATGATTTGATGAAACAATACATTTGGACAAAAGAATTTAATATTCCAATGGCACAAGATTTAGATAGTGCAGATGCTTATAGGTTAGAAATTTTTGATCACATAAGACAAGAACTTAACGAGATAACTAAATATATGAGTGAGAAACATGGCAGATAGAAAAATAAGATTATTAGTACAAGCAGAAGTAAAAAGAGCCATAAATGATTTAGACAAATTAGAAAAGCAGACTGATGACAATAAACAATCTGCAGATGAATTAACTTCTACATTTAAGAGTTTATTTGGTGCAGCAGTATTAGGTGCAGGGGCAAGAAGTATTGTACAAACTGCAAGTAATTTTGAAAGTTTAAAAACAAGACTTGTTGCTTTAAAAGGAAGTACAGAAGAAGGTGCTAAAGCATTTCAACAATTTACAAAGATTGCAGCAACCACACCTTTTCAGGTACAAAATGTAGTAGAAGCTGGTGCTACACTTGAAGCATTTGGTGTTAGTAGTGAAGATTCTCTAAAATCTATTGCTGACTTAGCAGCATTTATGGGTACAGATATTGTAGATGCAAGTGCAGCATTTGGTCGTGCTTTTGCAGGTGGTGCTGGTGCAGCAGACATACTTCGTGAAAGAGGTATTTTACAATTAATAAAAGATGCAGAAGGTATTGACGATTTATCAAAATTAACTTTACCTCAATTTAGAGAAGCCCTGGAAAGAGCAATGACAGATCCTGATGGAAAGATTGCAGGGGCTACAGATCTACTGGCTTCAACATTCCAAGGTAAAATTTCTAATATGCAAGACTCCATTGATAATTTACAAAATGCTATTGGAAGTCAATTTTTAGGGGGATTAGGAGATGTTGCAAAAAAAGTAGGCGAGGTTGCAAGAGAAATAGGAACTTTTGTTGAAAATCTTTCAGATGAAAACCTTGATGACATAAAAGACTTCGGCTTGACAATAGGAACTTTAGCAGGTGCTTATGGATTGCTTAACATATCAGTAATGATTGGTAATGCTGCCTTAGGATTGTTTTCAAAAAGAGTAGCAGTAATTTTGGTTGCTTTTGAAGCAGTTAATACTGTTATCAAGAATTTGTCTTTGGTACAAGAAAAGACTCTTGAAGCAAGAATAGCATTTAATGAATTTTTATTAGAGCAAGAACAAAGAACACCAAATTTAATTGCTGGAACAACAGAAAGCATTCAAGCAAGTATAGATCAATTCAAAGGTCAGTTAGATGAAGTAAAAAAATTAAACGAAGGTATTTCTTTTGAGAAAGGTGTTTTCGCTTCTATGTTGTTTGGTGATGACGAAACAATAGATGCAGACAAAATCAAAGAAGATATAAATTCAGTTAAAGAAGAAGT